GTATTGGGCTGAATACCTAAGATATCGGCAGCAGAACGTGCGGTTACTTCCAATACAAAATATTCAAGCAGTTTTCTTTGCAGACTCTTCTTTAACTTACAGTGGGTTATCTTCATTTTGGCAGCCTGTCATGACTGCTAATCTACGTCAGCCCCATATATTATCCTCATACTTAACACAGTTTCCTGCTGTCTTGCCTTTGGGAAATTTGGAATCCAATAAATCGTTCATCTCTTCCTCTGTAGTTCATATCTGCTTAGGTGGTTGAAGTAATCGAAGTAATCTAAAATTTCGCCTTTTACTTCGGTTTTTACCGCAGCAATCAGCTGCTCAGTTTTTTTGGCTGGAATACACTGTAGCCACCGATACGGGCGAATAGTCGTCAATCGCCGCATTACCGCCTGCGCCGATACTGTCGATACGGCCTTTCAGCTCGTTTACCGCACCAACCACACTCTCTTTATCGTGGGTTTGCAGCGCGGATTTATGGCCGATGTCGGCCTTGATGCCTTTCAGAATCCCACCGATTTTGTCGGCAAGCAGATTGATTCTCTCGGTCAGTTTCATATTTTGATTCACTTTTTACGAAATGGATAAAATCAGGCGGGCCACAAAATCGGGAGCATCGTCTTCAGACGGCCTGAAGCTGTGCAGCCACGCGTTAAAGTCTTCAAAGGTTCTGCCCGGATTCTCCGGCTGCCGAAGCCAAACCCTGTACAAATCATCGTCAAACCGCCTATTTGCATGGGCGATATCGCCGCTCATCTGTACAAGGTCGTCTGAAAGGCGGGTAAATTCAACATCGGCGGTGTAAAAGCCCTCTTTCAGAGCGGCACATTGCCCTGCGGAAAGCGTCAGCAGCAGGCGGTTTTGGTCGGGATAAACATCAACCGCGAACCCGGCTGCCGCACCGCCGGCATAAAGTCGCTCAGAGCCTGTTGCGGATTGGCGGCCATCTGGTCGGCAGTAATCCCGATACCCTCAAGCGCCGCCTGAAAATTATTGCCTTGCGATTGCGCGGTTTGCAGTTTTTGCAACAGCGCATTAACCGCCGTAGCCGCCACCTCGGGCGGTTTGCCCAAGGCGATAAACGCACCGGCAAGCGCGGACGCCTGTTCGGCGGCCAAACCAAACTGATTAGCGGTACCGCCGATACGTGCCATCGCGTTTACGATGTCTTTTTCGCGGGCGGCGGTGTTGTTTCCTAATACGTTAATGGCATCGCCAAGCCGCCCCACCTCTCCAATCGGAAGCTGAAAAACGTTGGCAATAGTAGCCGCCGCATCGCCCGCCTCTTCGGCGGTCATGCCAAAGGCCACCGACATTTTGGCGGCCATTTCGGTAAATTCCGGCAATCGGTCTAATGACACGCCAAGCTGCCCACCCTGCGCGGCAATTTCGGCCAGTTTGTCGGGCATAATTCCCAACTCGCCCGACATGCGCTTGATTTCGTCGGACAAACCCGCGATTTCTTCCGGCGTGCCGTCCACCACCTTTTTCACGCCCGCCATCGCGGTTTCAAATTTCATGGCTTCGCGGGCGGCATAAGCCAAACCGCCGGCCTTGGTTACCACGCCCTGCAATTCGTCGGCAACATCGGTCAGACTTGGGCGCAAATCGCTCAAACTGCGCTCCAGCCGGTAAACCTTGTCGCGCTGTAAATCGGCGGCGCGCGCCAATTCGTCGTGGCTTAACGTGCCGCTGTTTTTCAGCGTTTCGTACGCCTGTTTGGTTTTTTCGATTTCTTGGCGGGCTTTTTCGTCTGTGTCCAAGCCAAGCTGGATACGCGCATCGGCCAATGCCTTAAGCTCTTGCGCCTCCGCCGCCAGCGCATCAAGCTTTTGCGTAACCGCCGCCGATTCGGCGGCCAGCTTTTTTTGATGCTCGGCCAAATTTTTAACCGGCACGCCCGCTACCGCCATCTCGTTGCGCGCATCGCGCACTGCGGCAGCCAGGTCGGTTTCTTTTTGGGCGAGCTTTTCCATTTCTGCCCGCAGCTTTGCCACCGCCTCTTTTTGTTCGGCGGTGGCATCGTTTTTCATGCTTTCATGCAGGCCGTCCAGCAAGGTATCGGCGGCCTGCATTGCCCGAGCCGTATCCTCAAGCTCGTCCGACAATGCTTTATATTTTTCGATTGCCGCCTGTTGTGCCGATACCTGTTCAAACTGGCTGCGCAACTTCCCGGCTTGCTCGGCAAGATGGGCGGCGGGCAAACCGGCTGCTTCGATTTCGTCCGCCAGTTTTTTAATCTCTTCGGCGCCTTCCACACTGGCCAAAATCCGCAAACCCGCCTGAATATTTGCATTAGACATATTGACAACCTATAATAAATAACGTTACATCAAATCAACATTATTTATTACAATCCGCCCGCCGTTCTTTGACCGGCTTCATTCACACGGGGGTAATCATGATATATTTTTTACTGATACTGTTTTTCGCGGGGATGCTTACCAATCCCGCCCGCAGCAGGCCATACCGGCACACCTACCGCCGAAAATGACAAAAAGAACGCAAATAAAAGGAAAAAAACGGTGATTAAATATGGAAAAGAGGGCTGGGACGGCAACGATGTTGTCCGTAAAGGCCGCCGCAACGGTATAAACAGTCGTGAAGGTTGGGATTGTTAATTAAAAAAGTATCAAACAAAGGCCGTCTGAAATGTTGTTTTCAGACGGCCTTTTGCATTAAAAACCCGCGCGTACCTTTCGGCAGCGGCGCGGGGAATGTTAAGCAAACACCTTGACGCTGTAGGCCGATTTATAGCCCGCCACCAGCACGGGGTTCCCGGTAAAGCCGGCGGAGTTGAAGTCTTCGTTGAACCAGTCGATTTCGGAATCGGCAGCCACCACGGCGGAAGGTACGTGCAGTTTGATGCGCTCACCCGTTACCCGGTTGATGCCGTCCAGCATGATTTCTAAATCGTAATCGCCCACGGTGTCGGCATCGATGGCGTAGCCGCCGGTGTCTTTGGTGCCGGCGGTTACTTTGATGGTTTCGCCGTTTTGCACGTTGGCGCAGCCGGGCTTAATCATAATCAGGCCGAGCGTTTCGTTTACTTCGAAATCGCCGGCTTCCACTTTGGCATCGGCAGCGTTTTTGACCGACACCTTGGCGGCATCGAGATTGTCCAGAGACACCTTATACCACTGGCCTTTGGTGCCGATGGCGATTTCCTCGTCCGTTACCTTGGCGGCTTTGGCTTCAATCAGGGCGGATTCGCCCATCAGCGCCATGGCCAGATTGGTGCGGTCGAAGGTGTCGAAACCCCATTTGATTTCGGACGGGTTTTTGATGGATATGCTGTCGAGCGACTGGCCGATGCTGTCTTTGCGTTTGCTGATGCGCTGTTTTTTCTCGGCGCTTGTTTGGATAGACAGGTTGGTGGTATTGCCCACATCGTAAAAGCCGCTGCCTTCGATGCGGCGGTTGCGCACAATCACGGTGCCGGCAAACAGCAAACCGTCGTCTTGTTGTCGTTGCATGGATTACTCCTTGGTTAATTTAATGGTTACGGCGGTCTCAAACCGCATCGGAAAAAATGCAAAGCCTTCGTGGTAGGCTATCGGCAGCGCGGCGCGGGCGGTAAACGGCGCGGCGGTCAGCGGCCGGCAGTTGTCGTCTTTCGGGTCGAAGCCCTGAAACGCCGCCTTGATGGCGGTAAGGGTTTCGCCGACACCGTCTTGGCTGTATTGCAGCCGGTTGGGGCTGTATTGCCGCTTGGCCAAAATAAAACTGAAGCTCAGCCGCTCGCGCAACAGGGTTTTGCCGCCGGCAGTATCGTCGGGCGTGAAGCCGTCGAACACCACATACACCGCCCCGTCCTGCGGCTTGAGCCTGCGCTCGGAGGTAACCGCCTCCAAGTCGGCCGCCTCCAGCACCGCGCTCACGCCCGGCACCTCGGCCATTCTCGCCATCACGGCGGGGTAGCAGGCCAGGATGTTTTGATACATCGGCAGGTTTGCCATTATGTGTCGCTCCAAATGGTGTGCAGCCAGCCGGCCAGCTCCGCGCGGATGTCGCTGCGGTCCTGCCCACTCAACCCGAAAATTTCACGGGCGGGCATGTCGGCCGTGCCGGTCTGCAGGTAGCGTGCATACACGCGGTCGGTGCCGACTTCGGCCATGCTCTCGGTAGCGTGGCTGGTGATACTCTTGAGCAGGTCGCCTCGGTCCACCAGTATCGAGCCGCGCGTTTTGCCGTTTTTGCCGGTTTTGGCATACAGCGTTGTCAACTTCAGCGGCGCCCATTTGCGGCCGTCCGGTGCGGTTTTGGTTTCAAAGCGTTTGCGGGTGCTGTTTTCCAGCAGGCCGGCCACCGCGTTTAAAGGCTCTTTCAAATCACCGTTCAAACGGGCGTGCAGCGTGTTTAAGTGTGCCTGCAGTTCGGGCAGCGTGCTTTCAACGGTGAGCTTCATGCCACTGCTCGACCTGGTTCGGCATCACCGCATACAGGCCGTCTGAAGCCTTGCGGGCGGGCTGCACGGCATCCAAACCGAGCAGGCGCGGCTCTTTGACCACCGCCTTGAGCCATTCGACAGCCGCCTTATACCGCTTTTCTACGATTTCGATGTCGCCGTCTTCATGTAGGTAGTAGCGGGCGATGTCGCACACCTTGATTACCAGCACGCGCGGCACCGCGTCGCCGTTAAGGTCTTTGTAACCGGCGGCGGCCAGATAGCCGCCCGCCTCGGCCTCGGCGTCTGCGATAGCCCGCTCCAATACTTCGACGTTTACGGTTTTTCCGTAATCATGGTCGGTAAGTGCGGCGATTTCCCTTTCAGAAAACCGCAAAATCATATCTTCGGGGCTAATCAGCATTTCAGACGGCCTGTTAAGATGCACTCAGGGTTACCACCAGCTCGGGGCGCAGCGCAATCGGCAGCGGGTTGCTCTGCATGTGCAGGCTCCAGCCTTTGTCGTGGTCGAGCTTTTCGCGGCTGGCGTAATACGGCAGGGCGCGGGTGTTGACGGTGGCATTCATATCGGCAGGGGCGAATGCCTCGGTATAGAGTTTGCGGCCGACAGGCAGCAGGATGGCCTCGTTCGGTGCGATTTTTGCGCCTTTGGTCCCGAAGTCGCCGATATACTGGATAAACTTAATGCCGTTGTGTTCGAACTCGACCGGGTTGGGGCTGCCCTCGCGGTAGGCCGCGCCGTCGCGGTAGCGCTCGTAAAGCGGCTTGATTTTGTCGTGGTATTTGAGCGCGGTCAGGAAATCCAAGCCGCACAAAGCCACCCAGCCGCCCACCATCGCGCCTTTCTGTTTGGCGCGCAGTGCGGAAACGGTTTTGTCGATTTCGGCGCCCACTTCGGTGGTTTTGGTGCCCAGTTTCCAGTTGTGCGCCCCACGGGTGATACCAAATTCTTTGTACAAGTCGTACAGCTCGGTGCCGTCGGCATCGAGGATTTTGCCCTGCAGCGCGCCCAGCATCAGGTGTTCGCGGGTGTATTCCAGATTCAGCTTGCCGTCGGCCAGCTTGTCCTGCACCACGCCCTCGACTGTGGCGGCTTGGTCGCTGCCGAATGCGCGCAGGTTTTGCACATCGTCGGCGCGGACGATATCGTCTTCGGGCAGATGGGGGATTTTGAAGGTGTGGATGCGGCGGGTTTTATTGTCCACGGCCTGGCCGCCCTGTCCGCGCTGTTTGCTCTGCACCAGGCTGACGCGGCCTTCTTGGTATTCCACATCCACATAGGTGGTGGTCAGGTATTGCGGCTCGAAAATATTCAGGTCGCGGATTTGCGTGGGCGTGGCCGGCACTTTGTTCACGGCGGTTGTGAGTGCTTTGACGCCGAATTTGCTTTCGTTCGATAAAGGCATATCGTTACCTCTTAAATAACTTGTTAAATATCGTGCAAAACTGAGCCAGGGAAACGGGGAGTTGTGCTCCAAAATTGAGCCACTCTCCGTTTGTTATAAACTGCTCCGCTTTATCACACAGCGGAGCCCAACCTGGATGTTATGCATG